CGGGTCCAGACACGATGAGATTGCTAATGTCCCAGCCCGTATTGTCGATGATGTCCAAGCTCTCCCAGCCCTTGTTGAGTAGGTTGTAGACGAGGATGGCGTTGTTCCGGGTGCTGTTATCCAGCGGCACGGCAATCCAATAGCGGTTGTCGTGGTAGATAGCTACGGCGTTGTAGGCGTATGCCGAGTTAATCCGCTTAATCAGCGGGTTAATCGGATCGGACAGGGGTAGCCCCGCGCCACGCAGATTGTACAAGTCTTGGAAGGACGTGGAATAGACACCGTTGTCAGACAGGAAGAACACCTGATCTCCAATTGTAACAACGGACTTCCGCGCCACTAAACCAGCCTCACGGGTGATTTCCTTTAAGCTAATGTCCGCAATCGACCCGCTAAGCCCCATCATCAGATGGATGGAGTTGCGGTTGAAGATGACAGCATTATCTTCGGTAAATGGGTGAACATACTGAAGATAGTCAGCGATGCCCGCCGTCACCTTGAGTTGGTTCTGGATGCGGTCGTAGGTGTCAGAGTCGAAGACATCCGACAGGAGAATCTCGTCGCGGACGTTACGGCTCGTAACCGTTTCGCTGCCGCTGCTACCCGTAGTGGTGTAGTAGTAGGGGACGATGATGCGCCGCTGGTGATAGACGCCCCACGGGGGCGCGGGCATATGCGTGAAGCCAAGCTGGGAGGGCTGCTTCTTGGCGTACACCACCGTAGTGGCTGCGCTATCGGAAATCTCTGCGTAGAACGTAAAGCTACCAGTTCCCGGCACGGTGGCTACAACGTAGGGCGTTCCCTCGCTTAGTTCGGTAGTGCCGTTGTTTACAACGAAAATCAAGCTGCCAATGCTCAAGCCGTGAGACGTTGCTGTGACGGTGACTACGCCATCCGTAATGCTTGTGTTATTCGATGCATCCAAGTAGGTGCTTGTAGCGTAGTCTCCATTAGCCACCTTCGTGAAGGCCGGGGTGCCGCTGAAACTACCGTTCCACTCCAGCGCGGTTTGCCCGTCGCGGAAGATGAACACCTTGTTGAACGCCTGCAACATACTCACCTCCGAGGCAATGTTGATGCCCGTGGGGTAGTTAATCGTGGTGGATGCCTGCGTTTGCATATTGATTGCAACCGCATTGCCATACAGGGCGAGGATGATGTACTCCGCGTTGCTGGACGCAGGGTTGGAGAACAAGCATGAACCGAAGGCTCCATTGATGTTGGCCGTGCCAACAATCGCGCCACCAGCCTTAGAGGAGCCAGTAACAGAGTAGGTCTCGCTGCCCGTAGCCCCAGCAATCGTATAGGTGAATGTATTGAGTCCCGTAACGGTGATGGTCTTGTTGCCGTTGGGGTTCACCGTTCCCGTGCCTACATCCACAATCGCCACAACGTAGGACGACGAAAAGCCGTGGTTGGTAGACGTAGTGATGGTGACGGTCGTGCCAGATCGGGTGGCCGAGCTAATCACTACCTGCGGCCATACATTGAACGGCAGGCTTAGAGCTTCATCAATCGACCCAATCTTTGGGCCAAACGTATCAACGCCGGGGCGCACCTGCCACGTCCCGTCTACGTTCATCCGTCCATTGACGGACATAGCAAGCTCACCCGGCTGAAGTTGATCCGGGCGCAGGCGGTTGTTGAAGCGTGAGAAGCCAACATCGGCCTCTTCAGCAACCGGAGTGTCCCTACCTGAGTAGCTGCTATAACGTGGCATGGATGATAGTTTACCCTATCTATCCGCTACCAAGATGTCAGTTACGACATCTTACGACGCTTGAAGTCAACGCCCTTGATGGTGCCCTTGTTGCGGGAAGCGTAGAAGACGGACTCGCCGCGCTTCTTGCCATATTCTTCCATCATGGCCTTCTTAATCTTCTTACCCTTTTTGGTGAGTGGCATGGTTAGCGGTATCTAGCGGTTTTCTTAGCAATGTTCTTGGGCTGTCTAACAAACTGTTTCCCAGCCTTCATTCCCTTGCGCTTGGCCCTGTTGGTCGCGGCTTTCTCGGCGGGACTCAGGCTCTTCCAAGCGGCATCAGGAAGATAGCGTTCTCCCGTTTTGAGGCTGGGTTTGCCGGAGGACGTGCGCCACTTCTGGCGAGTCCAATCGGCTAGGCTGCGCTGCTGGGGCTTCACTTGGAGGTCTTGTAGCCGCCGCCCTTGGCCTTGTACTTCTTGGCCAACATCTGCGCCTTTCTCCCGCTCCATTGGCCGGGACGGCCTCCCTTGCCGCCAGCCTTAATCGACTCAAAGAGCCGCTTACGCATGGTCGGCTGGGTGTACACGCCAGCAGAGTTTACTGTTGAGCGACGTTTCACTTGCAGCTCTTACGCTCGCCCATTTCGCACTTGCGCTTCTTGCACTTCATTTTGCCCTCCCCTTCGTAGTCGTCTTCCATCATGTCCTCTGCGTCTTCAAAAGCCTCTTCGGCTTCCTTCATGCGCTTGTAGAGCATGAACTCCTGCTTCATTGAACGGTTTTTGCGATTTTCCTTCATGGTTAACAGTCCCAAGCCCGCCGACTCCAATAGTTAGCGGAAAGTTTGTTGCTCTTGCCCTTGATGCCGCCAGAGCGGGCGCAATAGCTCTTCTTGCGGGCAGGCTGGTTCTTCTTAATTGTCATGTTCGCATCCCCAAAGCGGATCAGTTTTTTCTTTCCATCAGCGCACCCAAGCACGACGAACTTCTTGCCGCCCTGCACATCACGGCGCGGCACATTGCACTTCATAGCCTTCTTATTCATCGCTCTTTAGGATCTTGATGAGCTTGGTAACGGTGTAGGCAATCGACACCAAAACGAGGATGAAGGCCGCAATCTCGTTCACTTGAGTGAGGGTGATCGTCCCAAATGAACCTCCCACGCTTACCGCAACCACCTTAGTGATGTCGTTATCGAAGATCATTTGCGGATGAGGCTAGTCATACGGCTACCGAACCACCACGCAACTGACGTTCCCGCCAACATCATAAAGCTCTGGATGGCTTCCACCTTCAGATACTGGTCCTCGATTAGAAAGAAGCTGATGAAGGAGCCGAGCACTAGGCCGATGGTGAGGAAGGGGCGTGTGACGGCGCGGATGTTTGCCGCCCATGGGGCCACCTTCTCTGTCATGTCAGCGGCAGATGCGGACTGAGACGCCGCAAATGCGTTCCATGCTGCAAGTGCCTCAGCACTAGCGGCTTGCTTGTCGAGCATCTCTAGCGCAAACTTGTTATCCTGCCGCTTCTCCCAGATGCGGATGACAGACGTAGCAACACTACCGAATAGCCCAAATAGCCCCCCGGTGCCTGCGTTAAACAGAAGCTCCGACCACAGGCTCATGGCTAGGTGACGTAGTTGACGGATGCGATTCCGCGCCAGCGACTACCGCTGTCGTCGGTTACAAACACAAAGAGATGGGTCTTGCCCGTGGACAGGGTGGGGGCGGTGTCATTCGGCCACTTCACGGCAGCAGGCCAAGTGATGGTGCCGGACGTATTCTCCACCTCTAGGGCAAAGGCATAGGCGCCGCTGGGGACGTTGCTGAACGTGAACGTGCTGTTCGCGTTAATCGTCTTGGTGAAGTAGTTGCCCAGCGAACAATCGACATCTAGGGACGCAACAACCGTCACCGCACTCTTATACTGTCCCGTAGCCTCAAGGCTCGTAAACTTGCCGGAATTGGCCGTAGTGGAGCCAATAGGAAGCGGGCTGGCAAACAACTGAGCAGCCGTGGTCTTACGCAGGGCTACATCAGCCGAGCTATGGACAAGGATGGTGTCAGCCGAGGCTAGGGCCGTCTTGGCCGTCTGATCCGTAATGGCACCGGGAAGCAAAACGGCATCATCAACGTGGTTGTTGAGGTTCGTTGAGGTTACGAGATTCGACGGCGAGGTCGTCCCGTAGGTTGTGCCTTTTTGAATCTGGGCCATGGCCTAAGTATATCAGGGCTTTACGGGCCAGACTACGTTATGCGGGAAGCCAGATTGACTAGGAATGTCGCGGAGAGCCTGACGGTAGGTAGTCCACGCCACCTTAGCCGTGTTGTCCAACGGCGTGTCGTTAAGCTGGGTCCAGTCGCACTCGGATAGCTTGGTGTTGCGCTCGGTGCGTACTTGCTTGGCCTTCTGGGTATCAATCTCCGCCCGCTCTTCAGCCGTATAGGCCCGCCACAGCTTTACCTCAACTACCTCATGCGGGTTGATGACGAACATCGACCCCGAAAACTTCTCATCCACGGCACCCTCATCAATACGAACCGGAAGCCAGCCAAGGGCTTTAAGCTCATCGTCGCTCAGCCAGTTGAGGCCAGACACATTGCGCCAGCTACTTGGCAGGGCGCGAGGCCCGTCAACAATGGCGTTATTCTCTACCAGACAGTAGTTCATGTTCGTAGTTTAGGGCTTTGATTTCGTCAAAAGGATGGCTCCAGTCGCCATACTTCTGCTGGCGAAACAGCCGCATAGAGTTGTAGTAGGGCGTCTTAGGACCGGGTTCCGCATACAGATAATACCCCATTACTGGGATGACAACCCATGTTGGGACGCCCATTGCCGCAGAAAGGTGGCTTACGGACGTACAGGACGAGATTACGAGGTCGCAGGTGCTTACGGCGGCTTGGGTATCAGACCATGTATCAAGCGGCACCGTTTGCACCCAATCGGGCTTGTATTCCAAGTCGGCATCCCGTTGCAGGCTGATGAACTCTACGTTGTCCCGTTTAACTGCATCGAAGAACAGGGGTGCCGGGAACAGCTTGTGATGCTGGGCCTCAAACTGCTTGTTGCCCGACCAACGCAGACCCACCCGCAGCTTCTTGGAATAACCAAGGTACGGGATCTTGGAGATGTACGGATCTCCATAAATCATCTCCTTGGACAGATTCATGTATACCGGAGCTGACATACCCGCCATCCAAGCGTCGTGGTAGATGCCGTATTCCGCGCCATGCTGCACCACCGCTGAGCAGAGGTTAGCGTCGTGGACAAACTTTACCAACTCGCCTGAGCAAGAAACCACAATGTCGGCTGTACCGGTTTGGCGGACATGGCGAATGTAGCCTAGCTGCTGAATCTGATCGCCCAGCCCACCCTCAAGGTACATAAGCAACGTAGCGCAGGACTTACCATCCCACTCTGGCTGTGGCGTGTTGGGTTTGCTGTTTCCAAACACCCCTACGTTGCGGCCACGGCGAAGCAGTTGATGGCCGAGGTGGAAGTTGCCGTCGTGCAGTTCGTACCATCCACGGTTGTAGGCAGCGCGGTCATCATTCGGACGTTCAATAGCCAACTTGTCGGCAATGCGTCGTCCCTCCTTGAAATCTCCCATCGTGGACGCTGCAAGCTGGAGATCAAGGTCGTCCATCTCTAACTTAGTGCGCGGCTCGGGCAACCAGAACTCTGGCTGGCAAAACTGTGCGTAGTGATGCTTAAGAACATCCTTGGGTGACTCATTGTGCTGCCGTGCCAGCTTGGGCTTGATGTCATGTAGACCAGCAACTCCGTGCAACCCTTCGTCATCCTCCTTAACTGAAGATCCATCAATGCGCTCAAAGTCGTAAGAGAACTCTGGTAGGTCTAAAAACTTATGGATGCGCTCTAGCTCGTGCTTTGGATTGGCAAGTAAGTCCTCGTACTCAACAAAAAGGAAACAACTGGGATCATGTTTGTAGCCTGCCTGCAATACTTGATAGGAAGTTTTTAAGTGCGCGGCTAACGACGACTTAACAATAAACTCATCCAAGTTGTCCGGCTTAGCCACACGGACAAATGAAGCCATGCAGTCTGGGATACTGCGAACTGTGGCAATGATTTTTGGTTTTTCTTCGAGCACCTGCCCCATTGAAGACGCAACAACTGGCAAAGGCCAATTCCGTGACTTATCTACGATGAGCGGCTTATTAGTAATTTCGTCATAATAGCCATCAATTAAACCGCGCATGGCATTAGCCAGCTTATGTCGTTTGGGATCGTTTTTCTCAAGCAACGGCTCCCTATGCCATCCAGTAACCAGAAAATCTAATGCAGCACCTAAACCAGATGTTGTTGAAACATAAATCTTTGGATGCTGGTTAAGAATTGCAGCCAGTACCGTAGATCCAGAGCGTGGAAGCCCAGACAGGAAGAATAACTTTTTCTTTAGCTTGTTAGTCACAAAGCAGTTGTGACAGGAATTTAGCTAAAGTAAAGGTTTTTACACCAACTAACTTCACTAAATAGTTGTTGCCAATGCGCGCCTGTTTTTTGCCTGACGAGAAAGATTATTCCAATTATTTAATGATCCCACTTGGACTGGGGAACTACGAGAAACCGAGTCATTAAGGCCAAGGGCTCCATAACTATTAGACCCCCAAGTCCAAAGAGTGCCATCAGTTTTAATTGATGCTGAAAATGATTGCCCTCCCCCAATTTTAGACCAATTTGTTAGTGATCCAACTTGTTTTGGAGATGAGTAATAAGTAGTATTTCCAAGACCAAGTTGTCCGTTTCCACCTTGTCCCCAAGACCACAATGTTCCGTCTGTTTTAACTGCTAATGTGTGTCTATATGCAGCAAAAACAGAAGACCAATTTGTAAGTGCCCCAATTTGAACTGGTGAAGATTTATGTGCGTAGTTTCCAGAATCATTGTTTCCTAAATTACCCGAAAAGTTTTCACCCCAAGTCCAAAGAGTGCCATCAGTTTTAATTGCTGCCGTAAATCTATATCCACAGGAAATCTTAGACCAATTGGTTAATGCACCAACTTGGGTTGGAGATGAACGATTTGTTGTATCACCAAGACCAAGTTGACCATAGTTATTTAGCCCCCATACCCAAAGGGTTCCATCTGTTTTAATAGCTCCAGCATGGAGAAACCCCAAAGAAAAACTTGCCCAAGTTGTCAAAGCTCCAATTTGAACTGGAGATGATCTATTTGGATAAGTATTGTTTTGCCCAAGTGTTCCTTGAGAATTATATCCCCAAGCCCAAAGTGAGTTATCTGTTTTTTGGGCAATAGAACAATAGCGACCACAAGAAACACTTTTCCAATTGGTTCCGCTACCTATTTGAACAGGAGAAGACTTACCCGTTGTGGTTCCATCGCCCATTGCTCCCAATGTTCCTGCACCCCAACTCCACAGGGTTCCATCTGTCTTAACTGCCGCAGAATTATTTGCCCCGGTACTAACAACATCCCAATCAGTTAATGCACCAACTTGTGTTGGCGATGAACGAGCGGTTGCATCTCCTAAACCAAGTGCTCCATTTGTGTTATTGCCCCAAGCATATAAGGCTTGGTTTGGCCCACCAGCACCAGCAGCACCCATTGCAAGTCTAAGTACGTTCGGGTCCATAGGAATTAGTTAACGTAGTCTACAAGGGATGCGCCGCGCCAACGGGTGCCGCCATCATCCGTGACAAAGATAAAGATATGCGTTTTGCCGGTAGTCAAGGTAGGAGCCGTATCCTTGGGCCATTTTACCGTCGTCGGCCAAGTGATAGTTCCTGACGTATGGGTTAGCTCAAGAGCAAAGGCGTAGGCGCGGCTGGACGGAGGATTGCTAAATGTAAACGTAGACGCACCGTTGATGGTCTTCGTGAAGTAGTTGCCTGCCGAGCAGTCCACGCTGAGCGCGGCCATAGCGACGATGTTCTGCGCGTAGTTGCCGGAAATGTCCAGCTTGCTTGCCGGGGAGGTTTGCCCGATGCCCATTCGGCCATTGGACTCAATGCGGAACACTTCCGTGCCGCCCTCCGTAAAGGCAATAGCGTCAGCCGCCGGGAAGAAGATGCCTGTGTTAGTATCGCCGCTAGTGGTGATTGCGGGCGCGGACACCGTGCCAGCCGTAACCGTAGCCACACCCGTAGCTTCAAGCGTCGTAAACTTACCCGTATTGGCCGTAGTAGCTCCTACGGTGCCGTTGATGTTGATGCTGGCAGTACCAGTAAGGTTGGTTACGGTGCCGCTGCTGGGTGTGCCGAGTGCGCCGCCGTTAACGACAAACGCATTAGCCGTACCTGTGTTAACGGCAAGGGCCGTAGCAACGCCAGTTCCGAGGCCAGAAATACCCGTGCTTACGGGCAGGCCAGACGCATTGCTCAGCGTAGCACTAGACGGGGTGCCGAGCGGGCCACCAGAATAGAGCAGGGTCTCCGAAGAGTTGGGCAGCGTGAACGTTTTCTCGCTGGTAGCTGGGCCAGAGAACTTGGTGAAGCCATTGCCCGTGCCGCCATTGGCCGAGGAAATTACGCCAGTAATGCCAATCGTAATAGACGCATCGGCATTGGTGACGGCGATATTGGTGCCAGCCGTCAGCGTAGCGTTCTTCCAAAGAGAATTAGTTTTGTCGCGGACAATCAGCGAACCAGCAGCCGGGGTTCCCGTGATTTGAACGTCGTGAAGCTCATCCAGCTCATAGCCGTTCTGGACGCGGACATAAAGCTGACCATTACCGTTGTTGGCGCGTTCAATAATGCCAACGTAAACAAGATGGTTGGGGGCGTATGGCTTAGTAGCCGTAAACCCGCCATTGGTTGAATCAAGGTACACCGTGTCGCCAGCCGTGTAGGCTCCAAGGTTAAGACCATCAATGACACCAACCATCGTGATGGTTCCGGTGCCGCCAGCCGAAATACTAGTGTCGCTAACAACACCAATTGTCTTTGCGGAAGTGGCATCAGAGGTGTTATTTGCCAGCTTAACCGACATCCGATTGCCAGTCGCGCTAAAGGCATACACCACTTGCCCCTTGGTGATAGCAACAGCTTCGTCGTTAGTTACCGTTGCGACAAGCTTTTCAGCCGTCTGATTGGGAGTCGCAGAAAGGGTGATTGATCCAGAGGCATTGGTAACGGCGATGCCAGAGCCAGCAGTAATCGCAGCCACCGAGTAACCTGTGCCGTTGCCAATCAGCAACTGTCCGTTGGTCGGAACCGTGGACAATCCCGTACCGCCATCAGCCACAGCAAGATCGGTGATCCCGGTGATGCTGCCACCCGTAATGGACACGCTGCTGGAGTTCTGGGTAGAGATAGTGCCTAGACCCAGATTGGTGCGAGCATCCGCCGCATTACTGGCTCCCGTGCCGCCTTGAGAAATGGGCAGGGTGCCGCTAAGCGTCGTGGACACAGGGGTGTCCAGCAACAGCGTCTTGAAGATGTCCATTATTAGAGGTAGTTGAGTTCCTGCGCCTCAATCACCGCATCGGTAGAGGCTTCGCGGATTGCGCGGGCTTTAAGCACCATTGTGCGCGTCCAGTAGGCCGAGCTATTGGCTGGCAGACGGAAGCCCTTGGTGGCCGTAGGATCGGTGGTTCCGTCGAAGGTAACGCGGATGTCTGCTCCGGTCACCTGTACCAGAACGTGCTCCGTGTCCGTAGCCAGCGTCCAGTCAAGGAACGCCACCGCCGAAGAACTCACCGTGCGCTGCTTGTGGGTCGTGCCATTCGGGGGGATGGCCTGCGACG